GGAGGCGATCTTGGCCGCAGCGGCGGGGGTGGCGGCTGTGGCCAAGGCCTTTTCCAGTCCCAGGGCCTTCCGGGCCAGAGCCGCGGCCCCTCCCCCGTAAACAAAATATTCAGCTATGCTCCAAAGACCGGGAGGTAGTTGCGCAGCCCAGAAATTCGGATTGGCAATGGTCTCTTTAATCTGTTCGCTGACCGGTTTTTCCCCTCCCGTAAGATCAATGTTCGACTCCGCCTTTTTGGAGGGCGCTATTTCCGGTGTCCGTTGTAGCGCCTCGATGTTCTCAATGAGTGGCGTAACAGCTTGCTTGACCGTTTCGCTGCCCAACAAATCCGCACCAATAATCTTGGCGATCTGGTAAGGCATCTTCCGGAAGGACAAGGCCCCATATGCCATTCCTCCCAGGGTTTCCTCACCCAGGGATTTCTCCTCCAGGCGTTCCTGGGGAAGGGCCCCGGCGTATTCTTTGCCGTAGACCTCTGGAAGGGCGGCGGCCTTGAACGCCTCCCATGTTCCTTTTTCGCTCGGCGTTTTGTCCTGAGCCGTCAGCCTGTCGTAGAGAGATTGTTGTTCAGGACTCAGCGTAGCCTTCTCAAGGCTGGGGCGGGTTTCCCCCCAAAGGCTCTCCTCCGGCTTTTGCCAACCGAGGGGAGTTTGCCCAAGGATGCTTTTTAGGGATTGGTCTTTGTCGTCATTTTCAAGAATAGCCATGATCACCTCATCCCTTTCCTGCTACTGCCACTTCGTCAAGCCGGGAAGGACGAACCTCATAGGGGTTCAGTAGCATTCGATTCCTTAGTTCCGACAGATTGGATGCCGGTGCCGCCGTTGTCGTCATTCCCCCTGGTATTGAAGGGGGAGTGCCAGGGGCTGGGTTGGGCGGCCCCTGATCCATCGGGACAGAAACTTTAGGCTCTTCACGTATGGCAGGGCCACTGGAAGGTGTGGCCGGTGCAGCCGGGGCGACTGTGCGGCCATCGGCCTCTGCTAGCCACTTTTTGGTCTGCTCCCAGCTTTCCGGGGTGCCAAAGATTTTCGCACCCAGAGCACGCAGACCGCTACCGATACCGGTCTCATTGGAATATTGCGCTTCCGGCACCATCAGCCGGCCGGGCACATTTTGCCAGGTGCGGAGGACGCTCTCCCGGAGGCTGCTTTCCGGTGTCCCCGGCGCTGGCCCTTGGGCGGGACTCGGTGATGCCCCCGGTGGAGGGCTGGAAAGCAGGCTCTTGCCATATTCCGCCAGACCGCTGGTATAAGCCTGAAAAGCCGCTTTGGCCTTGGCGCCTTCATCTGGGCTCAAGGCAAAGGCAACCTGCTGTCCTGTTGCCAGATTCTTCTTGTTCAGGGCATCCAGGACCATATAGGCCTTGGCTTCCGGCGGGGGGTCATTGGGTCCGCCCCGGAAGGTCAGGCCAGCTTGGGCTACCATCTCTGGTTTCAGCAAATCAGCCATGGAAACAGTCTTTACCTGATGAATGGGGATATCTTGCTTGACAATTCCATCCCCCATGCCGGTATAGGTCCGGTAAAAGTATCTGCCATCTGGGCCCTGGAACATTCCCGGCAATCCTCCCGGAACCGGAGTAGCCCCTTGGTCCTTGCCCGAGAAAATATCTTCCGGGACCTGTTGTCCAGATATAAACTGTCCAAAGCCTATCTTCTTCGGGATTAACCCTGCTTCCGTCGGGGTCAACCTGACTACGTTTACAGTCCCATCAGGCGTTTTCTCATATCTACCCCAGAAGTTTCGGCCATCGGCGTCCTTCATCTCCCGATAACCTTGCACAAACATGTGGACCGGAGAGGTATCGACGGTGCCGCCTATTGGGATTTCCCGCAACTTTTGGTAGCTTTCCGTGTTTAGCAGTTGATTGCCCTCAACAATCGTCCGCAGATCACCCTTGGCTAATGACATGCGCTCCTGGTCGGTAAGGGGCCGGCCGAGTTGCTGCCGCATCGCGGCGGCTACCTTCTCGACCGTATTGGGCCATTCAGTCTGCATCTTGGCCACCGCCAGATCACGGGCCACGGAGTTTGCCGCCCTTTGCGGGTCTATCAGGGATTCGGCGTAATATTTTTGGCTGATGGGCGGCAGCGGCGCCCCTTCATCCAAGCCGGCCGCATGACGCACAAGGTTTTCGAATGTCTTCCGGTTTTGTTCTTTGACTTGTTGCTGGGCCTGGAACTGGTAAGGCAGATTCTTGGCCGCGATGTCAAGAGCGTCCTTCCTGGCCACCAATTCGTTTTTATGCAAACCCAGAATGAGTTTCGTGAGATTGTCCCTTTCCTTGTCCAAGCTGGCGAGGGTGCCGGTATAAGCCTTGACCTTGTCATTATCTGAGGCTTTGCCTGTTGGCCTCCAGCCGGTCCGGAGACTCCACATTCTCCCTAGTGGCGCCTGCTGGAGCGGCGCCTGCTGAATGAGTCTGTTGTGGGCCTCATCTAACTGTCTCAGTCTCTTTATGGCATCTTTCAGTGATAGCCCAACGTCTTCCAGGTCCTCATTATTTCCCTGATATCCTCTCAGGATTTCTTCATCCGCCATGGCATCCTCCCCTATTCAAGCCCGACCCCGTAGAAGGTGACCGGGACAATGGCCCAATCTTCAGCATTGAATTTTTCCGTATCCTCGTCGTCAAACCGTTGCGTAGGCCGGCTGGCCGTTATATCCTTGAGCACCACCACCCGGTCGTTGCGCTTGTAAGTCGCAAAATCTGAGGATTTGGCGCGGATCTCCTGCCCCCGCCATTTAATTACATACTCATCGCGGTCCTCGCCCTGGATGACTTCTTTGACAATCCCGGAGGTATAATAAAGCGTGTCCATCCAGTTGCCGCTAAAGAGGTAAGGACTTGATTCCTGCTCCCCCCAGGGCAGGTTCGGGAAGAGGCGCACTGCCAGGCCCACGAATTCTCCGGGAAAAGGATAGAGGTCTTCCTCTTTCAGATTGACCCTCAACCACCAGAGGTTATCGGTCTGTTCCCCAGCCGCAACTGGCGGCGCCATGGCCTTGACGCCCTTTTCCACCAGCCAGATGTGATTGAAGAGGACGTATTCTCTCTTTTGTCCCTTGAAAAATTTTTCAGGCACTGGCGGAGCCGGACCCTTGCCGGGCTTGACAGGAAGGTCCTTCGGCTCTGTGCCTGCCTCAGTTATTGCCACAAGCATTTCCACCGCACCAAAGGGGATTCCGGACAGGAAATCAATCCACCCCACCACCATGTCGGCTTCCTTTTTATCAAGCACACCTTCCGGGGTGCGCCAGCCCTGCTGGAAGGCCCGCATCTCATACTTGGCCTGGTAAATGATATCGGTGCGCCAGCGCTGCGCCGGCCAGACCTTCAACTTCTCAAACATATGATCCAGGCTGTCCCTCGCCGTGTCCATGACGTTCTTGATCTTCTTATCCCTGACGGCATACCAGGTAGGGGCCGGGTAGGGCAAAAAAATGCCCATGTGCGCATAGAGATTGACCGCCTCATGGGATAGCCTGGTCTTGGTTTCTTCTATGTGCTCCAAATGATTTTCGTATTGATCTTCCTCAAAAAATTCTTCTTCCGCTTCCCCCTCGAAGCGTCCACCACTCAGGTCATCATCAAAATCATCGAACAGGTCCACCATAATCAGTCGCTCACAATGGTTTGCTCTACGATTTCCCGGTAGTTGTCCTCGTATTCTGCATTTTGATACGTCTTCTCTTGTGCCGTATAACCGGCGATTCTGGCCTGGGACTCCGCCTCGTTGATCTCTATTTTGGCCCGGGAGCGGGCGGCAATGGCGATAGCCCTGGCCAGGCCTACCCCGTATCTCTCTGAACCTTCTTCTTCGGCTTTCTGGAAGATAGTTTCTACCTCCTTCTTGGCCACCATTAGCTCTGCCTTGGCATTATCAACTCTAAGGGCTTCCAGAGTCTTTTGCCCTTCCAATAAACGCCAAACTTCTGCCTGCAAGGCGGCTTCCGTGTCCCGGCGAATATTTTCCTCCAGAGACCGCCGCTCCCACAAACTTAGCATGTCATCCAGGTTTCGCTGGATATATTCTCTGGCCTCCTGGATTTCCGCCTTTTCCACCCCCAAACGGATGCCCGCCAAACAGCGGGTGATGATGTCCGCCATAATCATGGCAATGTCCGAATTCAGCGTGGCTTTTTCCGCCTCGGTCATCACCACCTCCAACTCCTCCTGGACCACCCGCAATTCCTCTTGTTCGGCTTCAATTTCGGCGGTGAGAGCCCGGATATTGGCCCGAGCAACCTCTATCTGGGTCCTGGCCTTCTCCGCCTCCAATTGCTTCTGATCCACCATTTCGAAAAACACTCTGGCATAAATATCCTGACCCTGCAATTCTGCTTTCTTGGCGGCCAGTTCCGCCTGGAGCCGCTCCACTTCAACCTGCTCTTTTTCCACCTCAGCCGCGTATTCCCGAGCGGCCATAATGAATTGTTTTACTTTGGCGTCATACTCCTGGACGGCCAGGACCAAAAGGTCGGCGGCGTGCTTGATGGCCAGGGCTTGCCTTTGGGCTTCAATCCTGGCCAAGGAGTTTTTGCGGTCTTGGGTCACTTCCGCCAAGTCGGCTTCGTGCAGGAGGTTGCGCTGCGCAACGGACGCCTCCAGTTCGGCGTCGATAATGGCCAGAAACTGTTTCGTGCCTCCGATGCTGATGAGGTTTTCCAAGTCCTCTACTTCCGGCAAGCCCAGACCAAGCAGGTCAAAACTCTGCCAAATGGCCCTATCCCGGCGGTCGGTGCGGTCCCGTAAATTTGTTATCCGTGAATCGGCCATACCCTTACCCCGAGTGGATCACCTGTTTCTCTATAATTTGCTTCACGATGTGATTGGTCTTCCGGTTGGCGCTGGCGGTGATGGCGGCGACATGGGCTTCACCTACTGACCCCGCGGCGCTGGACAGGGTGCCTCCCTCACTCAGGGCAGCCTGTGTTTCCGCAGCATATGCACTAAGGTCCCCCAGGCTGTCGAGTTTGACTTTGATGGCAGAGGCCCGTGCCCCAGCCCCGGCTTTCTCCAGGCTCGTCTTCGTTTGCAAGTCGAGGACCAACCGTCGCACATGTTCTTCATAGTCCGTCAGCATCCTCCTGGCTTGGTTCCGGAATAGTTCCGTCAAGCGGTCGGCCCGCACATACTCCAACTTGGCCTGTTCATAAAGTGCTTCCGCCAGTTGAATTTCATGATCCGCTTCATGCTTTGTCCGGGTCACATTCACCTTTTCATAACCCAGGCGTTCCAACTCTTTCTTATCTTCCGTCTCCTTTATGATCGCTTCGGCCTGCTGATTCCTGGCAGCCGCTTTTTGCAGATAGAGAGGGATCATAGCCTTTTTTATTTCGGCCACACTGCGGCTGGCATCGACCACCCGCGTCAGGGCCTCAGCTTTCTTCTTCTCAGAAACCAGGACCTGACGCTCCGCTTCCACAATGAAGCTGAGGTAATCAAGGGTGGACAGCTTGACCTCCGCGGTGCGGACCTTCTCCCGGATGAGCAGGCCTTCCGCATTAAGATTTTGTCCTTCGGCGATGATCTGTAATTTCTTCCAGTAGTTGACCTGCCGCTCCACTTGGGCCTTTTCCAAGATGATGCGGGCTTGGTGCTTGTCAGTCTCGGCATTCATCCGGTCAATCCGGGCCCGGTATTCGTCTAAGCTGGCGCTTTTCTGGGCCTCGAACAGACGATAAGCGTTTTCCAGGGCGTTCCGGTAAGCCTCGGCATCCACCTTGAGAAGCCTGAGAATGTATTTCTGTTCCGTTTCATCGTCTTTGGCCAGCATTTCCCGCCGGACTTTGTAAATCTCCCCATTCGCCTTGGCGAGTTCATTTTTGGCCTCCCGGGAAGCTTCCACCAGGGCCAGCCGGAAAATGCCGGGCGGCGCCATAAAGCCCCGGGCCGCAGCCTCAGCCATAGCCTTATCTGTAGCTTGCCGGTGCTTCTCCGTGGCGGCGCTCACCGCCAGTGCCCATCTGGCTGATTCATTCTCATCGTAGGTCATGAAACCGCCCCTCAATGACACCAATCGCCCTTATCGAGCCCAGGCCAGGTTACCTGTTCGCCAGCACAATCAGGTCGATTTGCGTTTGATCGAGCCGGGTGAAATCAGAAATTTCCACAGTGACTATCTTGTCTTCCACTTCCCGGCTCACTTCGTATCGTCCCCGGCTCTTTCGGTAATAACCTTCTGACCCCCTTGTTTTCCCTGTGACCCTGACTTCGGCATCGCCACAATCGCCGAGGTGCAGGAAACGGAGGCGCTTGAAGTTGTCGAGGCCGAATGTCGTCGGCCCGATTCTGACGCCTGGATGAAAAGGTTTGCCATCATCATCGGCGCCCTCCAGCACGTAAATCCCATCGTCCCGGGCCGCCAGCATCCTGCCCCGGTGGCTGGCATAGGAATTGAAGGAAAAGTTGCTGTAAAGGCTGGGTTCAAAGGTATAACCGTGCAGGGCGATGGTGTAAAAAGCCTCCGCCGCCTCTTCACCCTGGCCCTCCAGGATAATTCCCCCCACGGCCACATGGTCGAATATTTCCGGATAGTCCCAGAGAACACCGCAGGCGCCGCCTACCCTGATCTTGCCGAAATTCGTCTCATGCTCGAAGACGGTCGGGAGTTCCGGGTAATCCACCAGAGGCGCGCCGCTCAGTTCCAGGGAAACCTGTGTGGTCACCTCCAGAACGTCAACATCAAGCCCCGGCTCGACGAATTCCACCGCCGGCACCTGGACCGGCCCCACCTTGGCGGCAACCACCGTGGTGTATTCTGTGATGAGGTCTTGCGGAGAGAGGTAAGTCGGAGATGTTGAACCCGTCAAGCGGACGCCGCCCCGCGTCTCCACTGCCATATCCCGAGGGGACGGAGTGAAGTGTTGCGCCGACGAGGACCCGCCCAGAAGAATCTCTACCTTGGCGGTATAATCCTCCACGGGGATTTCCGGCCATTCCACCACCGGCTCGCCGCCCACAGCAGGCCCGCCCTGGGAATCCACCAGCAACTCCCCAGGTTTACTATGCACCACCGTTGTGCGGCCCCCGACTTTGAGGTCAGGGTTGATGTCAAATGTATCTTCGGCGCAAAGAGAAACTTCCTTGGCGGTCGGGTCTATGACCAGGGGAATGTCGCCGAGGACCACATAAAAGGGCGGGTCCTCCGATAGCCAGGAGAAATCCACCAGGCCATAGCCGGTGAGTGGATCCCACCCTGGCACCGGCATTCTAGAAGTGCAATCAGGCTCGAATATGATTTCGCTAACCGCTTCAGCACTAAATATCGTGCAAATCGAAATGGTCGAGGAGGGGTCCAGGGTGACCGTCACCTCAGCATCGGCCGCATGAACCTGAGCGGCATCTGGTGTGGGGCTGAGGCTGATCGTTACTTCGGCATCTGTAACCTTCTCATTCGCTCCTTGGAGTAGGGTAGAAGTCTGGGAAGGGTCTAAGGTTACAGTAACTGCCGCGTCCTTGGCATATTCCACTTTATAGAGAGTGCCGGACGGGTCAAGCGTGATAGAAACTTCAACCTCAGTCGTGTAATGCCCAGGCGGAGTGGGGATGTATTCGATCTGGGCGATGAGTTGCGAAACAATTTCCCTGGAATAGGGGATGTATTCAACTTGGGCGCAGGTCTGAGATACTGTTACGCTGTCCTGAAATAAAATGGTGTAGGAGAATTCAAGCCAACCGCAGTAATCGTTAATTGAGGTTTCATCTTCAGGCAAATCTGTAACGGTATTGCTGTCCCTGTAACGAATTCCAAACGTTTTGGAGACAGAGGTGGTATTAAATGACCGCACCCCTATCTCGACAACCAGATAATCGCCATCCTGACAAGTTACTTGGTTAAGAGTAGTGGTTGGCGGGAAATTGCGGTTGGTCAGGGTGGTGGCGAACTCACTGGTCAGGCTGGAAGGAAAATGGGAGAGCAGTATACCCCGAACCGTGCCGCCGTCGGAGGACACCACCTTTATAACCAGAGCCCGGCAATAATCGGCGTCCTCTGCATCCTGATAGCACCGGAGTTGACCCTTGACCGTGCCAGAGATGGTCTGGGCCTTGAGTGGCTTTGATATTAGCTGGCGATTGAGAATATCGTAAGGCGAGGAGGAAGAGATTTCGGAATCTGTGGACGTGCTGGCGATGGTGCTGTTTTTACCCTGAGATAGAAGCCGCCGCACAGCATTGGCGGTCTTATCCCACTCCGTATCATAAGCAGGCGTCAGAGCTACAGAGGTCGCCGTGTAGTAAAAACGGGTGGACATGTGACTTCCCTATAACGTCACAGCCTTGTAGCCGAACTCGGCGGCATTGACCCCACTTGCCGTCCAGGCGGAAGAGGTTGACGGGTCCTGTTCCCACAGATGATAGTGCTGTTTGAACTCCGTGGTCAGGTTCTTGCTGTCGCTGAAATAATTGGTGGAACTGAGTCGCACCCCAAGCTGGAGTTTGGTAGCCGCCGGGGCGCCTTCATATTTGGCCCGGGCTTGAACCTGGACACACTTGATCTCTTCGATGGAGCCGCTTAAGTCTGAGAAGGTGAACAGATCAAGCTCGTCTGCGGCATTGGTGTAGTTGTAGTCGGTATCAGAAGGAGGTCTCTCATCCACGCAGTCCCAATTGGAGCCGGATGAGGGGTCCCATTGCGTGGAGTTACCGGCCGCCGTCGGCTTGATGGCCTGGATTTTGGTGTCTCCAATCCAGGAATCATCATCGACAATGATATTGTCGTAGTATCCAATACCGTTGTTAAAGTTATTTGTTCCCAAGGCAATCTTGTTAACGCTACTGCCTCCCGACGTGGTGTCCCCGGTATAGTCTATGTCGAGATTTCCGCCAACTTTGACTTGGAATACACCTCCTGAATCGGCTGGCTTATACCGAACTTCGACGAGTATCCAAACTTGGCCATTGATGGTGGTCGTGCCTGTGGCAAGATTGGTGCCGTCTCCCCGTTTTGCTTGAAAATTTCCTCCAGTGCCAGATAAATAAAGGTAGCCAAGCAGAGTGGAGTCGTAATAAAACCTGATAGCGTGAGCACCAGTTTTTGGATAGAGGCGGAAAGCAACATACAACTCACTTTTGCTGGGGAGGTTTTTTTCCAGGGATGTATTAAAGGACGTATCAACAGAGAGACAATAATTCCCATCCCGGCCAGATAGAGAACTATTGATAGAGGCATTTTGTTGGTTGTAGTCCCACAGGTCCAGAGACCCGGACTCAAAGCCGTCGATAAATAACCGGGCCATTGCCCCCTCCTTTTTAGGCCGCAGTAATCTTGGCAGTCACCTTCACCGCCCCGCCGTCCGGCACGTTGTAGGGGCCATCCGAAAACTGGCCCACCGCGTAAACCTTGCCGGACGTGCCGGAAGCTACGTTGCACAGAAACCAGCCATAGACATTGCCCCAGGCGCCTCCGGAGCAGGAAAAGGTTTTCTGGGTATGTGTAGCGAGGTCTGCCGATACCGTCCAATCGTTATCCAATAGCTGTATGCGGCTGTAGCCATTCCCAGATGGTTCGGTCAGCCCTGAGAGGGTGATATCTTCCGCCGGTTCTGAAGTGGGAGCGGTATAGAGTCCCAAGTAAAATGAAGGTCTGGTCGTCCCCTTGAGAAAGACATTAAGGACTTCATTCTCGCCGTCATTACACCATTTGGACATATTCTTGCTCCTTTTGTTGGGGCCAAAAGCCCCCTATTTCTGAGACCGTCTTGCCGATACTCAGGATATGGTGATTTGTGGAATTATCTTGATCCCTTTCCCGTCGACAATATTAAATGGCGTGCCAAAGTGCTCGATCGCCACGAGTTTCCCACCTGTGCCTGTCAAGGTCGTGGTGATAAAGTAGCCGTAAATATTGCCCCAATCCCCGCCTTGAGCCAGGAAAGTCTGTTCGGCATAGGTGGCTTGGTTTCCGGAAATGGTCCAGGACCCCCTCGCCAGGCTTTTCCGGGCGTAGCCATATCCGGATATCTCCGTTAGGTCGGCTACAGTGATATTTTCATCAGGTTCCGCCGAGTTCTTGTAGAGCCCCAGATAGTAGGCCCCGTCCACCGCCAGGGACCCGAAGAGGATTTGCAAGACCCGCGTTTCCCCTTCATCCATCCATTTGGCTACCGACATGAATATCCCCGCCTTTTCCTGAAATCATGGCCAGAAGCGCCTGTCTTGGAATCCTCTGATAACCTCTATCAGAGCAGGCTTCCACGACACCTTTTTTCAGCCACCTGAAAACCGTCCTGCGGCTGACTCCCAGAAGAATCGCCGCTTCGTCTGGCCGAAAACTCTCTTTATTGGGAATGGACATCATGGCAAAACCCCTTAAATGTCCCGGCAGTGTTCGGTTATCCACTGCCTGATCTCCAGGTTGGTTGCCAAGGGATACCAGGACTTCACGAGGGCCGCTCCCGCCGCCACGTGGGGGCAGGCCGCCGAAGTTCCGCTGGCGCACATGTAGCGGTCATTGGACCCGCTGACCACGTAATCTTTGTAGGTGTTCCCAGCCCACGGACCCACTATGCGTCTGCCCGGCGCCGCCAAATCCACCTCCGGCCCCCGGCTGGAAAAGTCCGGCACATTGTCATCATAGTCCGTGGCGGCTATTGCTATGCAGGAGTTATATCGGCCCGGGTAACCCACCGTATTATCTCCAGGGCCCTCATTGCCAGCCGCCGCACAGATCACTAAACCGGCATACCAAGCGGCGTCGCAGGCTTGCTGTAACGCGCTGGACCCTTGCGAGCCGCCCAGACTCATGCTAATGATGTCCATCCCATGGGTGCGGGCCCAATCAATGCCTGCGGCGACGTTGGCCAGAGAGCCGGACCCCTTGTTGTCCAATACCTTGCAGGCATAAAGCTCAATACCGGGGGCGATGCCTTTATAACTCCCAGCTAATCCATTGTGTTGTGCCGAGATAATGCCGCAGCAGAAGGTGCCATGGTCATGATCGTCCACCGGTTTGTTGTTGTTGGCTATAAAATTCCAGCCTCCCTTGAAAACGCAAACCCCATCTTTCCAGAAACATTCATGGGATGACTTAATGCCGGTGTCGATCACGCAGAGCTTCGCCCCCTGACCGAAGATTCCTTTGGCCCAGGCATTCTCGGGGTTGATCCGATCCACTCCCCAATCAATATTGACACCGTTTGGGTTATAGGGCGGGGTCTCATTGGAACAGATATAAGCCATGGGTTCAATTTCCACCCGGGCAACGGCGGGGTTTTTGCGCAGTTCCGCAATGGCGTCTTCGGTGAGGTCGGCAATGAACATGCGGTTGTCAAAGCCGAAGGTCCATTTCCGTTCTCCCCCGTAATCCCGGGCCAAATTGTTGGACATGACCATGAGTTCCCGGGGCAGGCCAGTCACCACCTGTTCTATGTTGAGATAAATGGTAACAGTTTGAACCAGAGGCTCTTTGGAAGCCAGATAGCCATTCGTGCAACTATAATTGTTGAGCAGCTTTCCGGCCACTTCCCAGGTGCGCGAGATTACCGGCACCCGGGGGCTGTTCACCATTTCTTCCTGCCCTTGGGTCAGGGCATCATAGACTTTGACAATTTCCCGGTAGAGGTCAGGGTCTTTCTCTTGCACCTCCTTCAGCATCTGCCGCCAACGCCCTTTGTCAAGTTGGCCAGCCACCAGACTCCACAGGTCCCGGTCTCTTTGTCTCAGGGCTTGCAGAAGCTTGCTGAAATTAAGTTCTGTGCTTTCCCTGTCCTTTGGGCCGATCATCTCAACCCTCCCAATCCTGGGCGTAAAACTCCGTATAAATCCACCGCGGTTGGGGAATGGCGTAGCCCTTGAACCTGGAGTCGAATACCGACGAAAAGGTCTTTTGAAAATATGTCCCCGGATAGTCGACTTCGAAGTCCATGGGGTTCATATAGCCGAAGATGCCGGTGGGCAGCTTGGCCTCTTTCTCTTTCCCGATGGCAATGGCCGCTTCTTCCCGCTCCTTGGTCCAAATGCCGATGTAAATTCTCACCCAGCCGGTCATTGGACCGGGCAAACCGATGGATGAAACCCGGAAGATCACCATGAGCGGCCCCACCACGATGAGCCAATCCCCGTAATACTGCACGATGGTGCCTCCCTGCACTTCCCGGAAGCCAAAGAGGCGCCGTTGTTGCTTGGTCAACTTCAAAGGGCGGCCGTCTGGTTCGTCCATGGCCTGGTCCAGACCGCCGTATTCTTTCTGCTGGCTCACACAGTAATGAATGTCGTGCCACCGCCCTTCCCAGCCGTAGAACCGCATCTTGAAGATGTCCTGGCAGGCCTTGGGGCGCTTGCCCTTGTTGTGCCCCATGACATAGCGCGCAGTGGCGTCGTCATACATCATGACCTGGACTTTTTGGCCTACCCGGAAGGCTCGGGCCCCGCCCCGCAGGGCCTCGTTGGTCCGCAGCGTCGCAACCTGGTCGTCGTAATAGCCCTTGCGGCAGTGATAGAAGATCGGCACATCATGCGCCGTCCCACCGCCCTTCATTTCCACGGTGCAGGTGTCAGCCAGCGTGAAGGGATCGGTTTTCTCCACCCCGAAATCCGTGATGGTGCCTTCTTTGTAAGTGCAGTGATATACGTCCCCGAAGGTGTCATGGTCCACCAGATAGAGACGATCATCCTTGCGCTTGGCTTTGATTGCCATGACGGCTACCTACTACAGAATTTCCGATTTTCCCCAATTTCGAGCTTTTTATGTAGGATGTTGTTACGCCGAACTCAGGTTCAGCTTCAGGGTGACCTTGACCTTCTGCCCGCTGGTATCGATTTTCTTGGACTCGGTGAAGGCCTCCAGGAACATCAACTGCTTATGGGTGTCTCCTCCGAAAAGCGTGCCGGTGTCGGAAACCGCCTTCGTGCTGCCGCCCACTTGCAGGTTTTCACTGTTTTGAAAGGCTGTGGTGCTCTGATTCTTGACAAAAAGGTAACCAGCCGCGGTGCCGGTCCAGGCTCCGGAAGTGACCACCACCCCGGTGACTACTGCGGTGGCTCCGGAGGTGGCCCCGGTCACGGTGTCCCCCACTTTGATCTCCGAAGAGCCTTGTTTGAAGGGTAAAACCCGGGTAATGCCGAAAAGGCCGTATACCGTATTGCCGTCGGCCACATCGGTGGAGTTGAATTCCCATTCCAGGGGGGCATCATTGTATTGGGCCTCGGCCTTGCCGTCGGCGTTCAGACGCAGATACCACTTATTGGCGGTAAGGCCGGTTTCCACAATCTCGTTAGCCAAACTCTTCCGGGCGTAATTCCGCCCGCCCCCGGTGGGCATTTCCTGCACGTTCAAGAAGGTGGTGCCGCCGTCCGGGGAGACCACATTTTTGTAAAGTCCCACCTCAAAGGCAGCCGCCTGCAAAATGGACTTCAACATCTCGATTTCGCCGACATTGGGCACATAAATGGTCATGACAACGCTCCTTCTCCGCTAAGATTAACGCCGCCCTGAGCACCATGAAGTAAAGGGGCGGAAATGAAGATTTTGCCGCGTTCGAATATGTTCCGCAGGTCCTGATCTTCTTGGCCCGTCGGCGCGCCATAGAGAGTGACCAGGGTGAGGGGTCGGCCATCCTGCATCCAATGCGCCGCCGCCCCCCGACTCATGGGCCATAGCCGGAGGCGGCTTTCCGTCATGTGAACCAGGTGTCCGTTGGCGGTGCCAACTACCACGCCGGCCGGAGACATCCATACCGGACTCGGCAGTTGCGAAAGTTTCCGGGAAATCTCATAGCCGCCGCCTTCCACCAAGGCATAGGTCAAGGTTCCGGGCACCGCCCCCTCTCCCACATGGTCCACACTCATTTTGGCGGGGTCATAACCCTTGATCAGCCAAGTCGATCTCCGAGAGTTCACAAAGATGCCATCAGCTATGGGGGCTAAGAGGACGATCTCCTCGGTGAAGGGGATGGTGTTGGCCGGGGAAAAGTCCTCATAGCGAAACTCGTGGCTGTAGTAGAGGGTCTTCCCCGAAGCTCCCCACAACCGCCCCGCCCCGGCAAACATGCAGGTGAAGAGAGGCGGCGGAATAACATGCAAGGTGGGAAGTCTTTGGGTGTAGTAAGGGCTTCGGATGACGTTATCGCCGTCCACCTGAGCCAGGTAGAAATCTCCCCCGTTGGGTTGGGTGATCCAGCACAGGACATTCGCCGGTGGGTTAATCAACTTGATCCCGAAAGAGTCCCCCCAAAACTCCACCGTTACGATGGAACCATTCCCCCCAATGCGTCCATTTTCGTAAGTCGTGTAGCACAGGCTATACCGCCCAGGGGGAAGGTCGCCGTCCACCAGAGACGTCTTTGGGGGAGGAGGTAAGGGAAGACCCCAAGACCGCACCGTGCCGGTTAATAAATCGTAAGCCCCCTTCCAGTAACCATTGGAGAGATAAACGATGTTGTTGACTTCCGCATACGACATGGGGGCCTTGCTTGGTCCACTTACCATCGCCACTTCCACCGGGGTGTCCCCGGCCAGCTTGTGCAAAGCAGGCCCACCATTGGCGCTCTGAGCGATAAAGAGGGCCTCCGTGCCGGACCAAAGGGAATGGCAATTGGATACTGCGGCCAAACGGCGCCGCCCCACCCGGGGAAGGAGCACCCCGTCACCCGCAACGTCGGCGTTCAGAATAATTTGCGGCGTGATCAGCCTGGCGTCGTCCAGCAGGCGAGCCGGCGTAACCGGATGGTTGCTCATGCCGCGAAAGCCCGCCGCCCGGATGGGTTTGGCCATTACCCCCTCTCCTCGTAATTCTGGCAGGCCGGGATATCCTCCCGGGTTTCCCCCGTTTCTCCCAGCAAAACCCTACGTTTGCAAAACCCGCCCATGATAGGTTCAAAATGCTTACATCGGCCGCAGGTGTTTGCTCTGATCATGGCAAGGGGTCCCTCCCGCCATGGCGCCGCGGCCCGCCTTTGGCCCGGGCCAGATAATTGACCAGCCCGATTTCCCCCCGTGGCTCTCCATACAGTCCCTTGCGGTATTGCTCCTCCCAATAGGCCAAGCTCTTGTGCGGGGCATCTGCGGCCAAGTCCTGGAGGAGTCTGAAGTTCTTCACCACCACCTTGGGGATGATCACCCGCCCATGAAACTCCGGCGGCATGAGATTGGGCACGTCCCCGTCGTTTTGGAGACGGCTGGGCTTCTCGTAAAACCAGAGTTTTAGCGTGTCATCCGCCCTTGGATAGGTATAGAGATATTTGACCGGTCCGGTCTCCTCCACGGCTACATGAGTTACCCGGTCACCGATATCATCATGGTCTGGGTCCAGGTCAATGAGGTCATCTGCTGTGCGACAGATGGTTACCTGATTTCCATCTCCATCAAGACATCGAAAGAGCTTTTTGTGGAACGTCTCCGGAAGCGGCCAGACCCATTCTGTGCCGAAGGTAGACAGATAAAAGGGGGTCTTGCGCTTGAGGGCTGGCAGGTCGAGATCGAGGGCAATTTCCTCTATGGCCTGATTGAGCCAACCCACGAAATATGGCTTGAGGCTCGGGTCGGCCACAATCAGGTCCAGTTCCTGCACCATGTCAGCCATATTCATCGTCAGGCTCCCTACCCATTACACAACTCAGAAAGATTGTGCAGGTCATACAGTCATACATGGTGTATGCCGGTGATGATTTGCTGGTGCATCTCATGACTTTTTGCGGTTTTCCACAATTTTGCCCAGGACCGTCCCCAAAGAGTCTTTTTTGTCGGTTCCAATTTTGATATGGGACACGGTTAAACAGAAACCGCTACTCTCCTTGTCCTGACGAAGGGACCGCACCTTGCCCTTGACCAGCACCGTTAATTCATCATCAATGGTGAGGTCGCCGAACCCCTCTGGGGTTTCCAGTCCAGTCT